GATCAACAGTGTTACCGTCGAGACGGGCGACACCAACTCGGTGACCTTCGCGCTGCAGAACCGTGCCAAGGCCCACGACTACTTCACTTCGTGCCTGCCATGGCCGCAGAAGTTCACCGCGCCGACCGTCCCGCTCACGGGCAACGCCCCGGTGACGGGCATCGGCTTCCAGACCCGCAACATGGCGAACGTCGGGGTGTCGTTCGTCGAGACGGGCGGCGCGACGGTCAGCTATCCCTTCTCGACCTACACGACGGTCGCGACGACCGTCGGCGTCAGGGGTACTGCCGCGGCGGGCGCGGTCCCCGAGGTGTATGCCAACCTGAGTGCGACGGGTGCGGGCCTGCTCCTGAACAACCTTCGGCAGGCGTGGCTCATACAGACGCTGCTCGAGCGTGACGCGCGCGGCGGCACGCGCTACGTCGAGAAGATTTACCACCAGTTCGGCGTCAAGAGCCCGGACGCCCGGCTCCAGCGCCCCGAATACATCGGGGGCGGCTCGACTCCGCTCGTGATCTCGCCGGTCGCCCAGACCGCCACGGGCGGCGGCGGCGTGGGTGCGCTCGGCGCGGCAGCGACCGCGACCGGCCAGCACGTCGCCGAGTACGCGGCGACCGAGCACGGGTACATCATCGGCATGGTCAACGTCCGCTCGGAGCTTTCGTACGCGCAGGGGCTCCGCAAGATGTGGTCGCGCCTGACGCAGTACGATTTCTACATCCCGGCGCTTGCCGGGCTGGGTGAGCAGGCGGTGCTGTTGCAGGAGCTGTACTGCACCGGTGTCGACGCGAGCGATACCACGGTCTTCGGGTACCAGGAGCGCTGGCACGAGTACCGGACGGTGCAGTCCGAGGTCCACGGCGTGTTCCGGCCTCAGGCGGTCGGCACTATCGCGCCCTGGACGCTCACTCAGTACTTCACCGTGGCGCCGACGCTCGGGCAGACGTTTATCGAAGAGAACAACGACCAGTTCACCCGCGCGATCTCGGCGGGTGCGGCGGCCGACAACCAGCAGTTCCTCGGGACGTTCATGCTGACGCGTGAGGCCACGCGGCCCATCCCGATGTACGGGACGCCCGTGACCCTCGGGCGGTTCTGATGGATCCCGTCACGATGGGTGCGCTCGGCGGTGCCGCGATCAGCGGCATCGCCGGGCTCGTCGGTGGTGACAAGGCCAACAGCGAGGCCCGCAAGGAAGGCGCTCGCAATCGGAAGTTTGCTGAGCGCATGTCCAATACGCAGGTTCAGCGGCGTGTTGACGATCTCAAGGCCGCTGGCCTCAACCCGGGGCTCGCGTACGACTCGCAGGCGTCGTCACCGGGTGGCACGGTGGTCGGGCAGGACAACTCCCTCGCGGCGGGTGTCAGTTCCGCCCGCGAGGCTGCCCAGGCGGTGCAGGGCATGGCCATGCAACGCAAGCTCGTGGATTCGCAGCTGTCCAGCGAGCGGCAAGGGCGGGCCGAGTCGGTCGCCCGCGCAGGTGAGACGGCGGCGCGTACGCGTGTCGCCGTCGAGACCGAAAAGGAGATCCAGCAACGGATCGCCTTTGCCAGGGAGCTTCAGCCGTCCATGAAGGCGCGCGCGGCAGCCGAAGCTCTCGCGGTCGGGTATGAGAACGCCGACCGCAAGAATGACGCGAAGCTGGCCGAACAACTCGGCATCTTCGCTCCTATCCTCAAAACCCTTCGCTATTTCGTGAGGCCCCGCTAATGGCAATCAAGCTGAAGACCCAGTTGGACAACTGGGACGATCTCACGCAATCCCTCGGGCTGGTGTGCCCGCCCGAGGATAACCGCACTCGTCAGGAGTTCAAGGACGAGGCCGACATCAACAACGTGGTCGCGCGGTTCTATCCCTTCGCGCCGCCCCAGGCGCGCGTGCCCCAGTACGGCGAGCAGGACATGTCGCTCGATCTGCATGGGGCACTCATGGTGGTGCAGGAGGCGCGCGAGAGCTACGCCTCCTTGCCCGAGAGCCTCCGCTCGAGGTTTCCGACCTACACCGAGTTCGTCAACGCGGTGGCGGATGGTCGGGTCCAGATCATCGATCAGTCCTCCGCTGGTGCGGAGGGCAGTTCCTCCGCACCGGCGGGGGACTCGCCAAGCGAGAGCGCGGCAGGGGGTGGGGCGGATGCGTAAGCATCGCACCTGGCTAATCGGGCTCCTCGCCGCTCTGGCGGCGGCAGCCCTCCAATACATCACGACTCCGCAGTAGTCGTAAGTCGGGCCCCGTAAGGGGCCCTTCTTTTTTCTATCCTCACGAGCGTTCTATCGCTCTATCTCTCTCTTTCTCTCACTCTGTCGTACAACCCTCCGGCTGCTATGCGACGTAGCTTTATGAACAATCTCAAGCGCCGGCGTTCTACTTTGCCGGCGCAATGCTGTTCCCTTACCAGGAGCGAGCAGCCGCAGGGGGGGTCCGGGGGGGTGCATCGCACCCCACCGGGTAAATCATTCATCATCTATGTTATTGGTACACAATAACTTAACTTTTCCCCCCTTCTAGGGGGGCAGGGGGGTCTTGCACAGTAGGCCCCTTGTTACTACTGTGCTTAATGACAGCCTCTGGCTGTCTAAACCCCTTTCTGGAGTGCGCAATGCGAACACGGGTCAACCGTTCCTCCTCCCGCAAGAGCTTCAACAAGCGCCAGGGCAAGACGCACGTGAAGAACAACCATCTGTCGTTCCGCGGCGGGATCAGGCTGTGAAATGCCCTGCTTCCACCGCCGACGCGCTTGGCGCACCGCAGGCGGCGGCATCACTCTTCGCGACCCTGCCGCTGCTGGAGTCTCCGGAACACGAGGACCAGATCGCCTATCTTCAGGTGGGATGCTTGCTCTTCCCTGTGGCAACTGCGTCGGATGTCGAGCGAGTCGTGCGCGAGACTGGATGGTTCGGTGCGGGCTCGAAGTTCAGGCCCTCGGCCGTAGTGCGCCGGTCTGCTGGGCCACGCTGACGTACGATGAGACGCACCTACCCCACACCCTTCAGAAACCTGACCTATCTGCGTGGGTCAAACGGTTACGTGCTCGGGTTCATCCCCGCACGTTCCGTTTCTTCGGTTGTGGGGAGTACGGAGAGCGCAACGCTCGTCCGCACTATCACTGCATCCTCTTCGGCCTTGGCCAGAAGGATGAGAAAGTGATTCGCGATGCGTGGGGCATGGGCATCGTCCAGGTGGATCGACTTGAACCCGCCGCAATCGCGTACGTGGCCGGATACACGGCCAAAAAGCTCGGGCACCAACGGAAGGTCCAGCACGGCGAGATCCTCGACCGTGAGACCGGCGAACTCACCCAGGGGATCACGTATCAACCCCCGTTTCTCTTGATGAGTCGTCGCCCGGGCATCGGTGGCGATGCCCGCAAGTATCATCGCTCTTGGCGGAAAACCGCCATCTGGGACGGACGCGAAGTCCGAGTCCCTCGCTTCCTCCACGAGGCCTACAAGAAGGCCGCAACCCCAGAGGAGTTGGAGGCGCTCCAACGGGAGAAGGACGAGTATCTCGCTTCACTCCCTCTCGACGCGAAGACGCGCGAGAAGGCAGGCGAAATCATCGCCTGCCGCAAGAATCAACTCAACCTTGAGAGGCGCACCCTATGAAGGTCCGTATCTACGGCTTCCACGACCGCGCGGCGTCCATGTTCATCGGCGATACCGCCGGGCTCGTGCTCTTCAAGCACGATGCCGTCGCGCTGCGCTCGTTCGGCGATCTCTGCCGTCAGGAAGGGTCCATCTTCCAGAAGCACTCGCAGGACTATGAGCTTGTCTCGCTCGGCGAGTTCGACACGGAGACCGGCATCATCGAACCGTGGGCCGCGCCTGCGATCCTCGCCACGGCCGCTCAGGTGCTGGAGGCGAAGTGAGTATCCAACTTCCCGGCAGGCAACTCGCCAGTCAGTCTGGCTCGGCGATGGTCGAGAACCCGACCATCCCGCGTTCGAAGTTCCTCAATCGGTTCACGGTGAAGAAGCCGTTCGATGTCGGCCCGATCTATCCGCTGTTCGTGGATGAGGTCGTGCCTGGCGATCACCTCAAGTACGCGGTCACCGCGTACGTGCGCGCCTCGACGCTCATCTTCCCGAACTTCGACAACCTCCAGATCGATTCGTTCTGGTTCTTCGTGCCGATGCGGCTCGTGTGGGCCAACACGGAGAAGTTCTTCGGCGAGCAGGCGAACCCGTCGGACAGCATCAACTTCACGATCCCGCAGGCGTTGTCGGGGCCGGGTGGCTTCCCGGCCAACAGTGTCTACGACCACATGGGGCTCCCGACCGTCCTGACGGCGGGGCAGACCATCAGCGTGAACGTGCTGCCGTTGCGGGCGTATT